CCTCCCCCCCGGAATGAATCATCCATATAAGTTGCAGACGAATTGACCGCCTTTAACACAATCAGGCCAATCAGACTCACCAGTCCAACGACACACGCGATAATTCCCATTACACATTTCATGTTGCTTCACCCTCACTTTCAACTAATTTCACACCGCCGTATTCCCACAAATCCTCTTTCAGCTTGTCCATGTCCAGTTCACCATTTTGCCAGCGTTCGTAGTATTCCAGAACCAGCTCGGTAAACTTCGGAATGCGCTTCGCATAGGATTTTGTCCAATAATGATCCATCAGCACTTCCAGCGGCAGAGTCAGGAGCAGAACCATCGCAGTGTTTACGGCATCATCTGTAGCTTCCTGCTTGATTCGCTCCAGCTCTTTTCCCACCTGCTCACGGACGGCTGCATCGAGCTGCGCTTTCGTGAGATTGTATGTAGCGGTCTTTGCTTTCTGCTCTAATTTCTGAGCACGTCTCCTCTCGGCTCGTCCCATCGTCCTCATCCCCTTCATAAATCCAGTTCGTTTTCGCAAAGAACATCGGTATTCCCATAATCAGGGAAAATAAAAAGAACGTTGCATCCCATTCAATCGGGACTGACAACGCTCCAATCAGGATAATCAGGACAGCATAGATTTTATTTTTTATCAGTTTTCGGCTCCACATAGTTACTCTCCTTTATTCTGCTCTTTGGCGAGGATTTTCGCCTCTTCCAACTTTGCGTATCCTTTGGCCGAGGCGCAATGTTCAATGCATTTGCAGATTCGGTCAACCAGAGAATAGGCGCAGATATACAAAACAACAAGAATAATAAGCTGCTGAAGTAATGTCATAATCGTTCTCCTTTTATTCATAAAGCATTGGCTTTCCGTTTTCATCAACTAAAAGGGTAAAGTTTCCCGAATTATACCCAACAACACACATCACTTTTGTTTCTCGATGATACGCTACATACCAACTAGGACTCTCTTCAATCTTAATAAACATGGATTGAATATCCTCTTGCTCCGGATCATAAGTTGTTTCTACATTGGCGTAATTACAACCGGTCAAGCTAATAGCTAAGACCATTGCACACATTATCAGCTTGATTTTATTTTTCATTCTCTTTTTTGTCCTCCAATAATAATCTCCGAATACGGCAGTGTCCCAATCCATTTGCAGAATTCCACCCACTCGTCGAGCTTGTGGCTCTTTCGCATAGGATAAATACCGGCCAGCACTTCATAGTTCAGCATGATCGTCCGTTTCTGGTTATAACTGGTTGGAAGCAACTGGATCATCTGCCACCACACTTCTTTTCTCCATTCGGGATTTTGTTTGATGTTCTCATCAAGATAACCTTCTCGACAAGAATTTAAGTCTTCGATAGTTCTCTTTAAAGAATTGAGACCAGCGTCTATCAAATGCTCATAAGAGAAATCCTCTAGCGTAAACTCCTTCGCAGCAATCTTATGCATCGTGCTACAAGAATTCGCCACCGTACCAACCTTGTAAGTATCGAACTCTTTCCACCAATATAACGGTGCAGTAATATCCACATAGACGGTAATCATTCTCCGATACTTTGCGTGAGTCGGTCCACCTGCTGCAAGTCGCATCATCAAATCGTGGTCTGCTTTACCAAGCTGCCAGGAATGATCGTATGTATGCTCGCAGGAATCGTAATTGGCACAGTTCTCACATCCAATACCATCGTCTCCGCCTTTGCAGATTCCACTATCGGACTTACTCCAACTATTCATCGGGTTCCGCATTCCCCGAATTGCGTGATCCCAACCCATAATTTCTACGTTTTCAATTTTGATCATTAGGTTACTTCTCCTTTCACAATTCTTCAAAAGAATTACATTCGGTAATTCCTAAATTCGTAATGTCTTCTTTATAAAATTCTGAATCCCCACAGCAACAATAATAATGTTTTATAAGAGGATTCGCTGGATCAACCTCAATTAAATCATTTGGAAGCGAAAAACTATATTTATCACCGCAATACTGACAATCACAACAAAGTATATGTTTCATAAGTTTCTCCTTTTTAACTTCCAAACTTTAAACATAATTCTGAATATAATTGGGAATATAGCTGTTTTTCTATTTCGTCTTTATAAACTTGGGTTGGCGTACCATTTATCATGATTGTCATGGTTTCTCGTAATAAAGGCGCTGCTAAGTTTTCAGAACTTGGACCTGCCGCATTTGCTAAAACTTGCGGTTCAGTCATATATGCCAATACTTCCATTCGCTTGTTTTTACACTTCTTGACAAACGGGCAATTTTTACATTCTTCTGAAAGTTTTGATAATCCCATTATTGGCAATTTCTCCTTTCTCGCTCCAGCTTCACGTCGATAGCTTTCTGCAAATCTTCAGGCTTAATATCAAAAATGGACTCCAGGAAGTTCAGACAAATATAAGCATCTGCCATCTCTTCCAAGAGTCCAATTCTGTCTCCGTAGCCACGAACCTGTTTGCTGATCTGCTGCTGAAGCTCTGCGAATTCTTCCATTGCTACTGTACATTTTGTTTTCCATGGATATTTCTGAAGACTTCTCCGAATAATCCGCCGCCGTTCCTTTTCGGAAAGCTGAATATTGCTTTTTAGTCCTTGAATAAATCTATTCCGATTCATTGCTATTTTTCTCCTTTTTCAGATTCTCCAGAAGCTCATGATACATCTTTCGGCGCATCTCATACTCGCAGGAGGCAATCTCAATAAAGTCCTTTTCGCCTTCTCTGAAATATCGGTTAATCTCTACACGTTCTCCATCCGGCTTAATCGCATAGAGAATCCCAACCGTATCAAAGTCGCCATTTTTCCGATCGGTAAGAAACTCCTCGCAATACACACGGAACGGTTTGCTCTCCGGAAAATACGGCATGGTAATCGGGAATTTTTCTTCCATTACTCGATCTATCAAGCCACTGTGGTAGGATACATCTGGATTATCCAAGTTCACACCACAGAAACGGTTGACATCTCTGTACTTAACAGAGCCGTCAGCATATACATACTTAAAGAGAGAACTCATCCGCCGACACTGGTAATTCGCAATCTCTCCACGAAGACCACTTCGATCAGAAATATCGCTCCAGGCATCTTCTGTGTCTTCGATAGAAGTGAGCGGCTTTCCTTCAATCAATCGGTTTAAGATAAACTTTGTCATGCTGATGCTAAATCCGCTGTGACCATCTTCACAAAGACTCCGGAATGCCTTTAATGCACTTTCGTAGCAAGCACATCCGTAATCCCATTCTCCTGGTTTCCGATCAGGTGCTTCGTGTTTGCAGGCAATTTCTACTTCTCTTTCCGCCCACAATTCCATACTGGATTTCTCATGTGAATCGGGCTCTTTGATTTCAGATTCCTTTTCCCAATAGGAGTCATAGTCACCCTTTATAAAATTCCTGGCATGAGCTATATCGGATGTATGTTTGCATTCCACACCCGGGCAAGTATCTCCGCAACTTTTACCATCACAAAGATAAAGAACATCAGCTACTCCGTTTTCCAGAGGCCAGATATTCCGATCATCTATGTACTCATTGGCAAATATCTTTCTGGTATCAGAGCCAAAGTTTTCGATGATTTCCGGAAGATTCTCATTGACTGCGTCAAATGTCAGTTCATTTTCTTTGCACCACTCAATGGCCTTTTGAAGCATGTCATCTACACGACAAGTCCAAAGAATCAGCTTATCTCCGTTCTTTTGTCGATCACGAAGATACTCTATCAACTCTTCATTGGCTGAGCCGATTTCCGGCCATTTGTTCTCGCATAAAGTCCCATCAAAATCTACTGCAATGATTTTTACTGATTTAAGATCCATACTCTTTTTTTCTCCTTCTTATCCTTCTAAATTTGTCTATACTCTTTATCACGCCAGTATTTTTGTTAATGATGCGGTAATAGAATTCGGTCTCTTCAACTAACATCCAGTCTTTACAATTCAGATAATGAGCTGACAAACATTCTTTTTGCTCTCTGGTTAATTTTTTCGGTTGCTTCATGTGGTTTTCTCCTTGCTAAAGCCAGTCTTCTTTGATTTGGGGAATACCAACTTTTGATAAAGTGCTTTGGCCTCTTCTCCCTGATAGGCATTGATAATTTCGACTTTTCCTTTCTCCTGCTTCCCGACAATCAGAACACCAACGTCTTTTCCATGAGAAAAATCCCAACTCACAATCACACTATCTGTTGATTTCATTTTCTTCTCCTTACACAACAAAAGAGCCCCGTATTGGGACTCCCTTGTAAAATCATTTTATTCGCTTATAAAATCTCGACCGACCGAATTTCCAATGCAGTAAATTCAACCGGATTTTCATATTTATACCCATCGGACTTTCGAATGAGATTCTCTAAGATCAAAGCCTCTACTTCTTCCGGAGCGTTATCCTCTGCAAAGATATAGTCAGATACATACCCTTCGAAGATTTCGCCATCTTTATCAGTTAGTCTTATATTTTTACCTTCAAACTGTCTCAAATTCATATTATTGATTCTCCTTTCTTGGGTACACATGGCTTCCTGTTTTGGAATATGTAATAATTCCTTTATTTGTTTTTGTCTCTGTTCCCTCAGAATTTACATGCGTACCGATAATGTCATCCGCGTCAAATTTTTCCTTGTTGGTCCATCGGCCATTCTTATCCATAATAGGGGTTCCTTTTCCACCATACTCATCTACGAGTTTTTGAGCGAATTCAATATCACCGTCCAAATAGCTTCTGCCAGAAATATGTCCGTCTTTGGTATGGCGTTTCTGCTTTTCTGGATTTATTTGTTTGCTTACTTCTCCAGAATCAATAGCCTCTTGTACCAGTTTATCATTCTTTTTCGATTTATCAATAGGATACGGTGGCCCGTTTTTAACACCCCATTTCATTCCTTTAACGCCATAATGTTGAAGCATAAATAAATCCTGCTCTAAAGTCATTTTCATTTTAGCCAATATGTCTTCCACACATTTTCTTGTATCGGGATGGAGCTTTATATAGCTTTTACGTTTTTCATACCAAGAAAAGATTTCCAGTAGGTTTCCCTCAGACCAACTGAAGGACCACCAATCGCAAATCATCTCAAGAATATAACAATAAGGCATCTCCAAAAGGATTTCTCCCTCTTCTGGATCATCGTTTATCAATACCCAATGCTGCCAATGATGCGGGTTTCGATGAATATGCAATAGCCATGCCCTTCTGAAATTTTCTACAACGGCATAAGAGCGATTTCCTCCATAAAAGTAAGCGTCATACGCCTCGTACTCATCAGGCTCCATTTTTGATTGATCGTGTGCAAATATAATGTTATGTTCTGCACCACTCCCCTCTGTGATCTCAGGAAGGTTTTTCTGTAACCACCGAAAACTCTCTTCGACATTGGACTTGTGCTTTGCCAAATATTGATTATATTGGTAGCTCATTTTTTCTTTTCCTCCCACATCACAGGCTTGTGAGAATTGAGATTATACCCATAGTCCAGACACTCATTACACGGATCGAATTTTTCTCCCAATTCTTTATGTTTACAAGTTTTGCAATACTTTTTAAAATCCACTTCCAAATATTCTTCGTTCATAATCTTTTCACCTACCTAAGCTGCTTTTTCGATGGAGTATTCTCAGACCATTTCACGAACTTCGTCTCGTTGAAATCCTTCTTATCCTTCAAAGACCTGCTAATCCCTAAATCAATTCCACTTCGAGATTTAAGATGATAATAATACAAATCCTTGAACGGCGTATTTAGCCTGTCTATTCGGCCCGCAGATTGCTTCATAATCTTATAGGAATAGTTCTGAGAGTAGAATATAATGGTATCAGTCTTGATGCAGTTCCAGCCTTCCGCTCCAGCATTGTATTGGACAAGATACACCCAATTTTTTGACTCTGGAATCGGCTGATGCTTGTGTCCATTCCACTCTGCGATTTCAAAAATTCCGTCATCCTCATAAATTTGAAACAATTCCTTTAAAAGCTCCAGCTCATAATCGAAGTTGTAAAATATAATGGCTCTCGGATGCTTTTCTACAATCTCCATCAAGGCAATCTGCCGTGACTCGTCCGTATTTACAATTTTTCGCCATATATAGCAAAGACCAGCAGCATTTGTAATCGGCTCGTTTTTAAATGGGTCCCATCTGGTTCGTCCAGCATCTCTGTATTTTCCCACGTCATATTTGACAAACACATCTTCATGATGAGAAACTGTCTGACGCTTGAAATCCATATTCACCAGGATTCGGTTTCTGAGTCGAATCAATCTTCCCGTATTCAAATACCGGTCAATCTTTGGATATTTACTGAATCGACTATAAACCACATGTTCTCGGATGAATTCTGTCCGATTTTTGTAAAACCCATTTGCAATGAATACCGGAATATAATCCTGCCAGGTATCTCCCGGAGTTGCAGATAACAGAATCCATTGGTTTGATTTGGTGATTTTCAGGAATGCCTTCACCCAAGCCCCGGAACCGATTACCCTCTGCTCGTCAAATGTAAAGAAAGCATCCTTCACGTCTGCGTACTTCTTGATATTATTCCAGGAATCCACAATAACCTGATTTGAATATAAATTAACATCCTCGTGAATCGAAAGAAGGAAGGGCGAAAGATCACCCTCCCATTCCATCGTGTCTCGCTTTCTGGCTGTTGTGATGATGTATAAGTCCTTTGGGGGATCGTCCATCGCAACATAATCCTTCCGTCCTGTCAGACAATCTGGATCTCCGCCATTCTGAAGATAGTAATAAGCCAACGCTGTTCTGGATTTTCCGCTTCCAACGCCACCGCACAGAATACAGCCATTTCTCATTTTTTCAACGGCTGCTATCTGGTAGTCATATAATTTAACAGCCATTCACGCCTATCCCTCCTCGCATACTATGAATCCATCTTCAATCTCAGCCCGATACTCCAGAATACCATGCTCTTCCAAGTTTGCCTTCGGTCCGTATCCCAACAACATCGTAGCAACCCGCTCGTCGGTCTTTCCTTTTTCGCTTCGATAATATGACCATAAAGCTTCTTGGACCGATTTTGTAACACAAATTTTCCGGCAGTCGAAACAAGTTTTATCCGTTATCTCCACCGGGATTTTTCGAGCCACATTTTCATAGAATTCGGTCAAATCACAATAGCAGTCTTCTTTCCTTAATTGTACAGACTTCACCATACTACCAATCCTTTCATATGCTGTGAAACAATCTTCTCATGGTCCACACATCTGAAAAATACATCATAGTGAACCAATAGTTCTCTCCGTTATCGTCCGTAGACATCGGCTCTGTAAGCGAGTTACCTACTTTGATATATGCAGCCACTCCAAGAAGAGAAAGCTGAATGTAACACATCAATGCAACGGTTTCATCAATATCCTGAGCGGCAACCAGAACATGATTCTGGAAGTTTAGATTCACCTTTTCCAATTGCTTTTTGGCTTCATTAACTGCCGCAATCAGAGTCGCTCCGGCACCACAGCAAGGATCATTGATCGTGATATAACCTTTTTCTTTCACAATGGCCGCCACATCTTCTTCCGTTACTTTTGCCATCAGCTCACAGATATGATAAGGAGTAAAGAATTGGCTGGTCGATTTGTTACCTAGATTCAATTCCATAAAAACACTGCCTAAGAAATCCTGCTCTGGATCATCTTCCAAAGCCCTAACTACATAGGCAGCTAATTCCGGAAACAATTTTTGCTCCTGTTTATTGTATTTTTTGATAATCTTCAAATATCGTTTTTCTCGTTCTTCGTAGTGAGATTTGTCCACCGGATTCGACAAAGAACAGGCAAACATTATGATAAAATCCCGCCATACATCCCACGGTCTATGCCGATAAGTCAACTTATGAAAAGTCTTTAGGAATTCTTTCCTGACATTCTCATTTTTCGGCACTTTATCCGGCTTTGGTATGTCAGTTTTCTTAGGTTGTGGCGGAACATTTGATTCTTGCTTTTCGATGTTTATTTTGGGTTTAGGAACAGAAGCATTGATTTTCGGTTTCGCTGTGGTTCGCTTCTTTTTCCAGTTCCAAAATGCCATAACATTTCTCCTTTCGCAGAAATATAGGGCTGTTTCCTCTAGCCTTAGGACATTTACCTTGCTGGCAATATCAGGCACCCTATCTGTCGCTCATTAGCGGAATGGAATTTCTTCCGGACCTTCTTCCTCTGCATACTTCTCGGCAAATTCATCCTCTTCGATGGTGACATACATCGTTTTCAGATAAGCCTTGATGCCGGTTTTACCGTTCACTTCCCAAGAATACGGTCGAATCGTCAAATCAACATTGCGAATCTCCGCATAATCCAGAGTAGAAATGGACTCATCATCAAGAGGTGTCTTGTTCCGTCTTGTAATCATAACCACCTTTGGCGGAATGTTCTCAAAGCTGACCGCCACCTGGATATAATGGGTTGGCTCTTCGTCCTTCTCTCTCGGTGGTAAAACTCTTACGTTCCAACCATCATTTAAGAGCTTTTCAGCCTGTTCTGGATCGTCAATAACAACACAAAAATTTCGATTACCAGCCCGATTATACTTAGATTCTTCTCCTCTGAAATTCCGAAAAATAATGCGAGCGTTTTCAATAACAATATTAGGTACGTTTTTATAAGCCATGATACTTCTCCTTTTCTTTAATTAAATGGTAATTCTTCGTCAGCGTCTTCTGGGATGTTCATAAAATCCTCCATCCTCGGCTTTGGAATATAAGGATCATCCGATACAAACCATTCGAAGTCACCGTATTTGGATATGGTTTCAACTGCATCATCTACAAGCTTGTCATAATAAGAACGGTCAATAGAATCTTCTTTGGAGAGTTCTTTCACCATCTCAGATTCCAGCCACCGATACCCCTTTGAGCCAGTAGCGGCGTAATATCGTCCGTCTTTTTCACGCATAAGCAGACCGCCGCCAGCCCCAGATTTGATCGGACAGAACTGTCCAACTCGTCCAATGAAAATATAATTGTGGCCTTCTGCAATCTTTGGATTCAGCGACTGGCAAGTCTTTTCAAACGTCGTGTCGGAAAGCAATCCCTTACGATAATCACTCTCTGCTTTTGAAAATTCTTTTTCGTATTCGGACACATCGGGAAGTCCTTCGTTCATGTCCAAATATAAAGCGCTGCTTACCGACTTGGTTTCGCACATATCTTCAAAGACAATCTCTTCTCCGCTGAAAAGCTTCTTGAAGACATAAGGAATCTGGAACTGAGTTCCTGTGGCCGTCCACTTTCCGTCTTTATACTTGGCGATATAGACAGCGTCATTTACCAGGCACATCCGGTCGTATGTAGCCTCGTGCTCAAAGGTGTATCCATACCGTTTCCCATAATCCATAACAAACTGGATAATTTCCGGTGTTGCATCTGGAATCTTGATGGAATCCGTCTTAATGTGGGCAACAGTAAAGCCCCGTTCCTGCACCTCGTGCTTGAGGTTGATCATGAACAGAGCTCCTCGTTTGGCTACAATATTATCTTTATTTCTCGGATCACGGAACGGATTCTCGAAGTTGGCAGAAGTCAGGCCATATACCGAATTGATTGCCGTCTTCAAAGCATTTGCCAAATCTTTTGCCGTCATCTCTCCGTCAATAACCTTCTGGATATACGGAGTCAGCTTTCCATCCAGCATATGATTGACTTCATCCCAGGCTTCGTGTTTGATGCTGACTCGTCCTTCCACAATATCCCGAAAGGCCCTTGTAAATTTCACACCAAACAGAACTTCTGCGATTGCACTGTGAGGATGCATAGAGGAAATATCCAGCAATGCCACATTTCCATACATACCAGGTTCCGCGTAAACATAGCCGCCTTCTCCAACCTCTTCTCCTCGATATGTCGATTTTCCATTTTCATACTTGTATCCAGGAAAATATGGAAGAAGGCTTCCTTCGTCGCCATGCGTTTGCGCCATCATTTCAGGACACGCTTCAGCCAAGAAAGATTCGGTTTCTTCATCAAGGTAATGTACCGGCTCCGCCAGATTTCGGTAATTGAACTGATCCTGTGGTTTCCGTTCATTTCCAAATATGATCTTCTGGGTAAGTGTATTGGTTGTATCGTTCACTGTCATACCGGCCAAATCTGCCAGAATCTGTCGAGCCGTCCAATCAGCCTTTAGGTAGTGGAATGCTGCTTCGGTTGCAATTACATCGTTATCACAATATTCGGCAACCTTAGTCCACATTTCCTCTGGAACCGGTTGATCCCACGGAAGACCAAGCTCCTGATGATGGATTCCCATCTCAATCTCTAGCTTTTTCAAGCTCTTTTTATTTCCGGCAGATGCAAAGTCATACACATCTGTATAGGAAACATTGTAAGCTTCTCCAAAGAAACAATTTGGACTTCCACTGATTATCTTTTGCGAGAGATTATAAAGCTGCTCATTCGTATAACCCATAAGTCTCGCATACAGAATGTGGTTATCGTATCGCCGACAGTTGAATCCAACCAGACGGAATCGCATCAATTCCTCAATCTCGGTCGGTGTCGGGTTAATCATACGGACAACCGGTTTTCCCTCACCCTCGATTTTCCAGTTTACAAGGAACAGGTTCGGAAATACTTCGATGTCGTAAAATACCAGCTTTGCTTCTTCGTTTCTCCCCGCTGTGGAAGGGTCTGCCGATTTAAACTGCATTTTATTAACCAGCTTGATACAATATTCAGCCTGATGCGTACTATTTGCAGCAAATGCCAAAACCGCATTTCGCATATCTGTCACATCGTAGCTTAAATCACTGGCGTATGCATCCTCCAGTATTTTGTAGATAAAATCGATACTAGGCTTAGTACCCGGATGAATTTCTTTATTCAGATTTCGTTTAATCAGTGTTCTAAGCCCTTTCTCGCTTTTAATTGCCTCAAAATTTACCATTTTGTCTTCTCCTTTCGTCGGTAAACCACAGCTAATCGTTGCGATAGGCAAATCATTACACTTCGTAAGTTTTCTTCGTAATGAACTTTTACCCGTGAACACTTTCACTTCAATGTGGTCGTCATAAATACGACTCAGTTTTTTTACATCTCCTGTGTAAATATAATGAAGATGAACCCCCTTTCCGCTTTTACTTAGCTCTGCATAAGTCGCCGGCCATTTGCTCGCTTCTTCTACATTCCGTTCAAAAGATTTGTTCCCATCTTTATCCGGAATATCAAAGTCGATTACTATATGGTTTTTCGGGACTTTAACATAATGGATTTTAGAAGTGTCCAAATCGGACAGCTTCGTTTTTACTTTGTCCCATTTCATAGAAGGCGTCTCCTTATCGGTCGCATACTGCGCCGGACAATCGGAGCACACCTGATCAAAAATAGATTTGGTTGCGTTAAACTGCAATACTAACGGCTTCTCTTCCGGCTTTTCCACAATAGTCTCCTCTTCAAATTTTTCAGTCCGGAATCCGATATAATAGCTTCGCACTCTCGAACCATCCTCCATGTTGAATCGCTCTTTGTAATCGTGGAAATAGTTTTTCAGTTCTTCCTTAAAAACTCTCTGAGAAAATGGATAGCCTACTTTTGCCTCATCACAGTAGGTTTTATACATCTCCCAGGCAGCCTTTAAAGTTGTACCATTTTCACGTTTGAACACATGATAGGAGTCAATGATGAAGTTATAAAAATCGTTGGAAGCCCCCAGCATTGCAATGGGAATATAATCGTCATATAAACCAGGATTATTCAAATAGACTTCCTGGCAATAATACGCAATCGCCCCCAATTCGAATTCGATCTGTTTCATGGTTACTTTGTATTCCTTTGGACTCAACTTATTTCCAGAAGGAGACACATCAATCAGTCGTCGAATTAAACCGGACTTCGCATCCGTAATTTTCACCGGCTTATTGGTACCCATAAACAGAAAGCATTTGAACCGATTGGAATAGGTTGATTTGAACTTCTCATTCACAGTCATCAGCTCATGGGACACCAAACTGTTTAACCTGGTATTGTCTTCAATTCTTGAAAGATCGCCGTCATGCTGAATTGCAACAAGAGGATTACTCTTGAACGCCTCCAACGCAAACGAATTGCTGGATGAGCCAAGAGCTTTTGCATCAAAAACCGAATAATATCCTTCAAAGAGCTGCTGAATAATATTGAGGACTGTGGATTTACCCGTTCCGGCAGCTCCATACAGGACCATAAATTTTTGCAGTTTTTTCGATTCTCCGCACACAATAGAACCGATCGCCCATTCTATCTTTTGTCTTTCTGTTTCCGAGTACAGAGTAGACATCAATTTGTCGTAAGCAGACAAATCGCCAGCTTCAAGCGGATATTTCAGCTTTTTACTGGCGTAATCTTTTTTATCGGTTTTTGTGTTGGAGAATATCAGTTTGTCATCCAGCATATGGAAAGAATCCCGCATTTGCTTCTGGCAATATTTATGCCAGGAATCAATCATTCCGGATTCCGCATCCCACATGTGAAGAACTTTAATCTCAGAGTCAAAGCGCTGGCGGCTTTCTTCTGCGTATCTATCCAGTTCACGGTCAATGAGTTGCAAAGCATCTTGTTCGTCCGTAGACCATAAACCTCGTTCCTCAATCCAGATAGCGTAGAAGTCACCACCTCGAATCATCAGATCGGAGCTTTTTTTAATAATGAACTTCGGATAGATTTCAATTACACCACGCTTTGTACTACGTGTGGAAATCATCAAAAAGTCGATCATCTCATTTTTTACTCTCCTTTATCGCGCTTCATTTCCTCTATTGTCGATTCCAGCTTTTCAATTCTCTTTTTCTGCTCCACACGATCCAGCTCCAGAAGAACCAGATTAACCGTCATGATAAGAGCAAGCGTGCTTAATTTCCGGTTATAGCGGGCCTGTTTATTCATGGATTTCCGAATAGACCGGATTGCCGTCTCCGAATTGCTAAGACTTCCAAAAATATAATTCATAACTTCACACATCTTACTTTTTTCCTCCCTTCATTCCATTCAGAAAACTGGTAATCGTCTCAAATCTCCAATCTTTCTGACTATGATAAGTGAATATAAATTCCTGACCATTTTTCTGGCGGATACGGATGCTGTTTCTTCCATTTGGGAACCATACATCAACCCGATCACCTGAATAATCAGGAAAATAGTTTTCAAACCACTTCATCACTTCGCTGTGGCTCATAGTAATCTCTCCTTCTAAGTATTTTCGTCCAAATACCAGCACATCTGATACCAGATTTCAACAGACCTCAAATCGTATCGACTGTGATTTACGGTAAACAACCCACCGTCACCATTGCGGCTATACTTCCGATCCAGAAACCTCTGGACAATATCTTCAACATAATCCCGGTCGAACTTGGAATCGTTCATAGAGCCAAGACCAAGATTGACAATCATGTTCCAGAACCACTGTCCAGTTCGGTTTCCAACGTCTGGATCGTCCATAATATGTTCCTCACACCGAATCGCAAGCGCAATCATCATTTCCAACACACTGCACATCCGATTGTCTAAATAGGCGGAGATCATGGAGCTGCTGTATCCGTTTTCATAACCAAACCGATACCTTAAATCCACTCCATCCTCCGCCCGATTTCCGTCCATCGGAATGCTGTATGTAAATTCAATTCGATGCAGCTCTCTTAAAAGCTTCCGATACGATAATTTCTTTGAATATCTCCCATCAAATACAAGCTGATACATCCAGTCAAAATATGCATCATTAAGCTCGTTCTTTGTCATTATTCCTCCACTCGATGCGGCATTGTCTTTGCGACATCCGAGTAGTTCCTCTGGTCAAGCAGGATTTCATAATCACACTTTAACCTGTCGTTTCGGACAAATACGGAGTCATCCTCATATTCACCAAAATGGTTCAGGGATTCCTCGCCGACAATTTCATCCACATCGTCTACCTCTTCGTCATTTTCATCAGCCAGAACTTTGTCTGCATAGTAAGTGAGGCTGATCTTTTCATATTCTTCGAATTCACCGAATTCCTCTGGCGAAATGACATAAGGCTTCTCCACAAACGCCTCTCTTTTCTTTTCCTCGACACTCCTGGAATAATCCGTATAGCCCTCTTTCTGGATGATAGATGCATACTTTTTGAAGTCCACATCACCATCGTCCTTCTGAGTTCTGTCTTCTGCTACTTTAAGCCCGTCTCGAAAGCCTTCTACGAAACTCTTTCCAGCTTTTTCTATACTCTCTCTTGTGGCATATGCCTCTTTCAGAGAATCGATTTCTTCCTGAGCAATCAACTCATATTTCCGTTTCAGTAGTTGCCATGTGCATACAGAACCCATCCCTGCTCCGGCAATGAATGCAAGGAAAGTCATTCCTTTACTGCTCATCCTCTTCCTCCTCGTTTCTGATTGTCATTACGGTTATTGCTAAACCGCCAAAAAGAAAAGAGACACTCAACAGAATGCCTCCCATAATATGTCTTTTTCTCTTGGTATCCAGAACATAATCCAGTACCGATATTACGTTCTCCAAGCCATCCATATCAATGCTCCCTTCCTGTTGACAGAATTGCGATTCCACCAACAAAGCAGATGCCAGACATTGCCGCCAACGTATAAGACACAAATGCTAAAAGATTACGCATAATGATTCTCCTTCCTTATTCATACTTTGAAAAATAATGATTCCCAACCTGGAACATCGGAACACCATATGCGCTGTATTCTCCTGCCGTGAAGAATACAACATCATAATTAGTTCTCGACTCCAATTCCTCATAGACGAGCTCGCAAATATCCTCTCTGACTTCACATCTGTCCACTCGTCCGTTCCACATGGATGAAAACTGATTTGGCTGATAAATCACCTCATATACGGTATCCGGAAAATAATCTGAATCCACTCGGTTAAGTACCGTATCAATAACAAGGCGTTTTCCTTCTTCACATTCGCCTTCGGCTTCCGCCATCGTGACAAGGGCGATCAGTTCCACATCTTCCCTGGACATTTCAGGTATTACTTCTGTTATTGATTCCTCCGTTTCCTCTACTGCAATCGGAATGGATTCCTCTTGCGAAACCGTAATAACCGGCTCAGTCTTTTCGACAACGATTGCTTTGGATATCGCGGCAACGTCTTCCCCGTCTGAGTGGAACTCAGATATAAAGAAAGAAGAAGCTATTACAATACCGCACAATATCGGAACCGTTATTACTTTGATTAACCTGTGCATAAATTCCTCCCAAATAAAAAGCTATCCCTAAGAATTACAGTAACTCTTAGGGATAGTTATAAATTTTTCCTCACATCAAATCCCAGATGTTTCCATCGACATTGAAATCCAGAAGGATTGCCTGATCAAATCCATTGACATAATCCGAATAACTCAGATTATCGGAATACAGGCCGAAGTCAATGTAATTATCTCCTTTGGGATTTTCCGGATTATAAACCCAACCAACAATCTGGCCGGCTTTTGTTCTCGGAAGTCCGAGCATTTCATAAACTTCATTCAGAAATACACGCTTCTTCGCTTTCAGCAAGTCATTCGCGTAACGCTCCTGAGCTTTGATGAACATCAGATTGTATTCGTTATTGCTTTCCCAGTGAGGGTTCAGAATAGAATTCCCATCTTCATCCTGCGTGTACTTTTCAAAAAATCTAGCATAACCGCTGATATCTGCCGGACTTACCACAAAGCCGTTCTTCTTAATTTTCTTCTCTTTTCCGGTCTCCTCGTCGATCACCGTTTCATCAAACTTCTTGGCTTTAAGATTATATTTCAGTTCACGGTCAACCTCTTCGCCAAACCGTTCAATAACACGACTGCGATACTCTTTAAATCCCTTGTCGATAGCTGCATAGGCTGCTCCAAGAGCCACATTTCTCTTACGAAGGATGTTATTGGATGCCAGAATACTGGTAATCGACAACGCACCGAGCACAACGGAAGGTCCATACAGCTTAGCGAATTTTACTCCGGTCTGGACATAAACAATCGCCAAATCCTTTTTGGCATCCTCACTGGAATACTGCTCCTTCACAGATTCGTCTTCCTCGCATTTATGAATTGCTTCGACATCTTCCTTCGTCTTATCCAGAATTTCTCCAACTTTTGTCGTTGCTTTACACGCCATTACTGCGCTTGTAACCGCACCGATTACGCCGGCTACGACGAGAATCTCTGGACTATGCTTCTTTAACTGGAAACTGGTCTTGCTAAGAAAACCGTTCATGCTCTTTACAATCTCTGCTTTTTTCATGGTTATTTATTCTCCTCTTCTACTTTTTTTAAATGATCAATCAGATGCTGTGTGTACCAAAGGATTTTCTCCAAATCCTGAATTCCGTTTTTCTTCTTCCAACGGCAAGCATATTTGATAATGTTTGCGGTATCGGTAGCCTCAATCCCCTTTAAATCAAAGGTGAAGGCTTCGATCACATCAATAACTTCCATACCTGTTTCAGAAATATAATGATCTGGATGAGATACCATCTTATCTTCTGACTCATACATCTTGCATTCCTCCTTTTACAACGGCATCGGTTTAGGCAGTTTCAAAATATAACCGTCCCTTACCCGAACCGCCCTGCATCCGGCAATATCAGTCCATCCGTATTTATTGGCAGCATAGTTGTCATTGGATACGTTTGCCAGATCATAAAGATCTGCAACACTGACCACCTCATACTGTGCGATAATCTCATTCATAGCGTCCAATACCGATTCAGCATCCCCACGAGTTTCAAATAAGAGTTCATCATATTCATAGCTCGTCCGACTCTTCGGTGCCGTATAATCCTTCTTTCCGCTGTCGTAATACTTCTGATAGGATACCTTGGACGCTGTCGAATTCTTTTTCGACTTTCCGGCCTCTCCATAAAGAATCATATCAATACCATTGGTTACTATATCGGAAATTGCCTTTTTAATCGCCGGCACGAGGACATCCATGACAATATAAGATTTCACATTATTAACATCTTCGGAAATGAATACATCTGCAAACTTCTGCATCTCTGATTTTTTCTTCGGCTTTACCGTCCCAGAAATCACCTTTTCTACACGCTTTTCAGGAACAAGGTCTTTCTGTTCTTCCTTTGACTTGTGGGAATTCGGCTTATATTCCTCCATTAAGTTGTCTCCTTTCCACTCACTAAACTAATCTTTCCAGGCAATATAATCTTTGTACCCGGAAGTCGATTGTTCTTCTTTTTAAATTGATAGGTAAGATTTGACCTTGCCTTCTTTTCGGAGACCGCCCGTGTAGAAGCAGTCCAACGATTAGCAACGCAGTTGTCAAATTCCATCACTGGTCCGTCATACAAATATAAATTCATCAATGTCACCTCCGGATAAAAGAAAAAAGGAAAGCACCTTGTTACAGGTACTCTCCCTCGTGTTGAAACACATTTTTCTCTTTAAGCTTCTTCGGAATCCTCTTTCTCGTTCTCCACGATTGGCTCTTCAGAATCATCCCACTCAGCGTCGATAATCCGCTGCTCCTTCCGGGCTTTGATCTTAGCAATCATCGGCTTACCCACATACTTGTAGATTACAACACCTGCAAGTACGGCTAAACCGATACCAGCCGCAACCTTAAACCCTTTTCCGGAACTCGCTTTAACGACTTCCTCAGTAGTTGCCTCCATAACCTCTTCGTTGTTCATGATTTCATTGGTTTCCATGTTTATTCTCCTTTCAACTCTCGAAAATGTGTGATTCTTCTTTCATTAAAGCCGCTGTATTTTTCGCGCGTTTATAACAAATTTCGGTAATCATATCGTGGAGCTACGCTGTAATCAATTACCAGGCAGGGAGTTCCATCGCTGGCTAATTGAGAGCTGAATGATAAATCGATATATCCACTATCGACATTCCACCCAAGTTCGTCGCCGAGTTTTACACTGTCCAGACCAATTTCGTAGTAGAAGTCATTCAGGGATACATACATATCATCCAGCATTTGCCGATTCAGTTCGCACTCTGCTTTTTTTATTTTTTCAATATCGCTTTTGAAGTATCTTCCGGAAATTGCATCATAGCAGAGCGTATTCCCCTTTTCTGTAATGATTACCTCTCTTGTTACTACCGGATTCTTTTCAACCTTATCCTTAGCAATGGCATCTTTCACAGCCTCATTCTTCTTCTCCCCAAACATCTCAATGACTTTTCCCTGATAATCTTTGAGTGCGGATTCGGATAAGGTATATGCTGTTGCAAGTGCGGCATTTCTCCGAGCATTCACTGAGCTGGCTCCAATCAGGCAGGCAACAGAGAGCGTCCCTGTAATCGCTGCCGGAATATAGCACGCCCATGCTGTTTTCACCATATCCATCGCTTCAAGCTTTTCGGCTCCGATTTCCTCTTTTCTCTCTTCAATGAGAATCAGTGCCTTAGGCGTTGCTCGTACAGCCATAACGGTTGTTGTAATCATACCTGCGATACCAATTCCGGTAAGAATTTCCGGACTATGCTTTTTAATCGCTGTTTTCAGTGACAAAAAGCTCTTGGCTAATTCTTTTTTCATTACTTCCTTCCTCCAATTCCTAAAGCTGTTTTGGATAACTCAAGAACCATGTGAAACGCCTCATCCTCGGTAAAGCCGGCTTCTACAAAGCGATCCTTCAGGTTCTTCATCTCAGAAGCAGCTTTAGCAAACATCTCTTTCTCTTCCAGATTTTTGATTTCCTGTTTGAGAAGCTTAATCTCGTTTTCTTTCTCAGAAATCTCTTCCTGTAAGGACTCTTTTGTTACCTTGTTCTTTGGATTCCATCCTTTAAGAGTCTTATAAGACACTTTGTTTTCACGGGGCACAGGGCCCCTGGATTCCTGCTTAACCAACCAGAATTCCGGACGAACCCCAGCAGAGTACGAAGCGCCGTAGCAGAGCGTAAGGCCATCGTAGTTCACACCAGCGAAAAGAGCCGAAGAAAACTCCTCTTTTGTAGCATTCCTCAGCCATCCCCATGTAAGCTGATCCTCAAAGCAAGCAATCCGATTCTTACATTCCTTCATCAACGGAAGCTGCTCATCGGTATCCGCTTCCAGATTTTTATTATCCCATTCGTCCTCATGGCCCACAATCTGACCAACAGTGGGTAGTGTAAGACTATAAATCTTGTCACGCAATTCCTCCGGAAACGACATAAACAGAACCGTATCCATCCACTTCTTCAAATCGGACTTTTCAAAACCACCCTTGTTTGTGTCTCGGTTGTTCATCGGTCGACGGGTAACATAATCGTCAAATATAAACATGACGCCCTCGTCCGTAACCTTGTGGGCTGTCGCCGTAAACTCCCCAAGCTCTGCCAGAGGAATAACCATCTGATCTCCTACCTGGATATTTGATGTGTCGATTTCCTGCTTTCTTAATACCTTCATGATGTTTCTCCTTTCGAAAATATAATTTTTGTGGTTATAAAATAAGACCGAGAAGTGTCTCGGCCGTATTTTCTGCTACTTGAAATATGTAGTTGTTTGTTGGTTCTTCTGACATGTGAAGGAATAACTCCATTTTCAATATGAAGCCTTCGATCACCAGGTCTGCTTCTGTCATCGGATGATCCATAATGGCCAGTAGAATCTCATCAACCGCCCATCTTTCATACGAACGCTCCATGATAGCCGATGTGGGCCAATTTTCTCCGGGTTCAAACAGATGCTTATTCGCATAATTCAGGATTTTTTGAATAACCTCGTCATTCATCAGCACTTGCTCCAAACTAAAAAGAAAGAGCCCTTGTTAGGACTCCTCTTCGTTTTCATCATCTCTTTTGGCAAGTGCCTCATTAACCTTTTCCTCAATTTTTTCATCCATTTTCTTTTCGTTTACCCAATCGGTAAGGATACTTACTCCAAATCCGATCACCGTAACTGCAATACCAATGGCCTTGATAAAATTTTTGTTCTTCATAAAGCATTAGCCTCCTTTTCATAATACAGCCTGTAATTTTTGCGAATCATTCAAATTTGTTGACTGCCATCGTGTCGATAATGATGCACTCCAGTCCATCTTCTAACGTTGATTTATAATTATCAAAATCCAACCAATAGCAATCCATTTCTTCCACCATATAGGTAATGTCCCACCCGATATCATCGCCTCCGTCTATGCCTTCAACTCCAAGGAATGATAGATATTCGTTTAACGAACAGTCGCCCCTGATAGCAAGATTCCGGTTTACATGATATTGTGCGTTTAGCACCGCTGCCATTGTGGTTCTGAAATACTTCTTTGAGGAAAGATCATAAAAAAGTAATCGCTCGCTCTCTGAATCCATATCCATGTTATAGACCTGATAGCCCCAATCGTATGTAGACACCATCGCATCTTTCGCCATTTCTGCATGGATTTTGTCATCTGCATTTTCCCCATAAACAATCTTGGCCGACTTCCGATATTGTTTATAGGATTCATTGAGCATAGCATATGCGCTCATCAAAGAAACCTGATTTCGTTTATCCATACAGCCAATCCCGATGATACAAGTAATGGTGCCTACTCCAATAAGGATGGACGGTATATAACATTTCCAAGTGGTCTGCGCTACTTCCATTGGTTTTAGGTGATCAGTATCCAACTCGTCTTTCTTATCTTTAATCAGTTGTAGTGCTTTAGGAGTCGCCCTCACAGCCATGACCGTCGTTCCTACTACTCCTGCTATACTTAAGCCTGTTAAAATAGAAGGAGAAGCATGGCGTATTTTCGTTGTAAACTTATTCATTTGTTTTTCCTTTCTTTGACAATCTCTATGATTTCTGAAATATCTTTGTACCATCCACCTTTTTCTTTTGGAATTATCGCTGATATATCTTCCGGAGATAAATTCGATAACACAGTAGCAATACCCATTTTTGCCCCGAATTCAAAAGCCATTTTTAATGATGCTGCTATCGCAGAAGCCCCCCCCCCACTCCTATTAAAATAATGTTTTTACCTTTCATGATGTTTCTCCTTTCGTTTTATCCTATTCCATGGCATATAATAGGTCTTGAATGTTTTCGCCGACCATCTTAGCGGCAATAAATATAGAACGGTTCTGTTGATTCATAGAAGCAAAGTCTTCCATTTTCTCTGTAAATGATCGGGCCATTGCTTCCAGATTTTTAATAGACGTTTTGGTTCGGGGATAAATATGATTGGCTACATAATTTCGAAATTCTCCAATCGCCCATAAGGTATTGCTCGTCTTTGCAAATCCATTCTTGTCAAACACCGGATTCGGCAACCATTCGTCCATTTCGTACATATCGCACAGAATCAACTCCAATTCGTCCAAGCTCAAATTTCTAACCACCTCCTTAAAATCCCCCTTTCCTGATAGATAAAAATAAAAGAGAACCAGTATCAGATTCGAACTGATTACCTCCACGGAAATGTGGCGCTCTACCAATGAGCTAACTGTTTCTCCATAATAGTAATTGTAAATTTTGCGAAGTAAAAAGAAAGAGCCATTGCTGGCTCAATCCTTCTAATTCAAACCGATCTTCTTCAGAATTTTCATGAGTTCTTCTTTGCTCATATCCGCATCAATACTTACATGCACATGTGCTTTCTCATCCGAAATTGAAGCATTCAACTCGTTTAACTGGATATCCACGTTATATCCCAGTTTTTTATGTAATACCCCTTTTGCTAATTTCGAAAGCAACATTCGTGTAAATTTTGAGCTGATTTTCATTTCATCCATCACCCTTAAACTCCTTTCGCTATAATCAGTTTTCCATAAAAGGAGCTGTGATTTTTGCGGATTAAATATTGCGTCTATCAAAGACAGTCTCCCATCGTTCACGTTTAATAGGCTTCATTTTTAAGGCCCACATAATCTGACGAATTGTTACAGTCGGATAAAGCCCGTCCATAGCCATCCCAGAACGTATATCAAAGTATTCTTTAAAACGCGGATGCAAATATAAATCATCCGTAATCCATGGGTCCACTTCTCCCCACCAGGTACTCTTCGTTTTCTCATCAAACCGCTGTTGAATAACTGCCAGTCCCTTTTCCCCGATTTGGAACAGGGTACAGCAATGATAGACCGGATGATCGCAAAAATATACTTTTCCATACATCGATAAATAGATGTCCGGTTTTTCATAATGGTATCGCATCATTTATTCTCCAAAAAGAAAAAGCCTATGCCGAAGCATAGACCTTCTCTCAATAATATTTTTAGTCATCAAATAGCTTACATGACGTTTTGCAATACGGGTATGGTCCTCCGCAGGCTCTGCATCCGGCTGGCGGAATATCTCCTTGTTCCATATCGAGCATTTCTTCCGTCCATTCTACTTCTTCATCGGACTCATACTCGTAATCCTCTTCGTCCACCTTTAATCCACACGATGGACAGATATAAACTCCGCATCCAGTCTTCGGATCTTCTGTTTGCCTCATTACGGCTCCACATCGATTGCAAATCGCATATCCGTTATTCAGGTACTCAATCAATTCAATACCTTCTGGTTTGATAATTTTGTGGCTCATAAATATTATCTCCTTTCGTTTTTCGAAAGAACCGTTATTATTGTACGGTTTCTTCCGGTGTACGGTCAAGAGACAAAGAGCTCTTTGTAGCATCTCCTTTCCATAATAGCGTCTGTAAAAATCACGCAAAAACGAAGAGGACATGTATAAATCACGCCCTCCTCATTTCTGACCGGTTAATTATTTCTTTGTCGGTCTAAAACGATTGAACAATCCTCTGAATGTTGTTGAGGTATAGGTTCCGGTTTCCTCAAACTTAAATCCTTTCCGCATCCAGATACCGTAGAACATCAACGGTATGAGAAGCTCTGCCGCTGCAATACCCAGTCTGAAATATCGATCTTTCACCTGTTCGTCAAGCTGAGAGCGCTTATATTGCTCATCCTGCACATCGGCCTTGATCTGCTCGTCCAACTGAGATTTCTTAATCTCGTTTTCCCGGACACTCGCTTCACTTTCCAACGTACGCCGGCTTCGCTTATCCTCCGCGTCCAGCTCACTTTTGGTTTCCTCGATTCTCAAACGGTACAGCTTTGCCAGATCCTCTATAGCCTTTGATTTCTCTTCGCTACCCGAATCCAGAGAAGATATCGCCTGAATCTCCGCTGCTATCTCCTCGTTCAGCAATTCTTTGATGTTTTCACCCATTTTAGTTCTCCTTTCATGAATTCATTAACTGTTCCATAAAAGGACTTGTTATTCATGCGAAATATAATTTTTGATGTTGACTTTCAAGACCACATATCTTTTCTTATATATCGCATCCGCTCCCTTATGGGACAGTTCCAAAAACAAATAAGGTCCGCTGTCTGGATCGGATTGATCGACCCGCAGCGAACCAACGACATCCCTTCGGAATACCTGTCGTCCGAAGACAATCCCAATAATGATGCCAATAATCATGCAAAGAATGAGCTCCATATTCAATCCTTCCTTTCCAAAACATTTTTCCAAATTTCCTACCCGGGATTTTTTCACATATCAACATAGCATGTCTTTCGGATACCTTGGTACTGTGTTTTATCCTAGGATAAAAAAAGAAAGAGCCATTGCCGGCTCAGTCTTTAAAGATGTTATTTCTGCGTTCCCTCGCCCTCATACACAATTTTCTTTCTCATGTCGGACCAGGCGATATACCGCTCTTTTCGACATACAGGACAATGGAATTTACATACCTTTCCTCCGATGTCCACCACCTCTTTGCTGTCTGCCTCCAATCGGCTCTGACAATTCGGACAGTTGAAGCGATAGACTTTCTTGACTGCTATGTCTACAATCTTCATTTCAATCCCTCGCTTTATTCAGTAACCAGAAGAACCGTCTGTACAAGTTGTAGTAAACATCCTTGCAGCATGGGATATTTAATCTAGCTTTCAAGATGTCATAAGACCATCCTTCGGTTACGCCTTTTAAAATATAATTGGATAATTCCGCATCTGTTGCAATCGCCGTTTGCTCGACCGTTTTCATACGATCCAAATAGTAAGATCGAGCTTCTGCACATCGAGCTGTCGGATCGCCAGTCGTTCTGTTTCTTGAGAATATCTCCATATCAGCAGGCCGGCGGCTAAGCCCATCCAGAGCGACATATGCTTTCTTCCATATCGGATACTGTAGGCAGAAATGCTTCAATTCATAGTACCGGTGACGCTCAATCCAATATGGGTTTTTCTCGGATAATTCTGGACGAATCGTTGTTGCCATATTAACGTTTCTCTCCTTTCCATAAATATCCGGTTTCTTCCCAGAGCCGCTTTGGAGAAATATAAAAGTTGATGCGTCCGTACTTCGAATTCATCTCTTCGATATTGGTAATCAACTTTCCGTTTCTAGTCGCTTTTCCAATGGGAAGCCATCCGGATATAATACCGGCTCGAACCCAGGAAGCATCTTTCCCGTATACTCTGGCGACGACCGCTACCGGAACGGAGCCCGGTGCAAATATCATTTCTTCCATTGGCTGTTACCTCCTTTCAACGGCTATTCTAGGATAGGAACCGCAATTTGTTAAAACAACCTCAGTGGCAAAACGACAAAAAGAAAGAGCCCTTGTTAGGACTCCATTCTCTTGAAATATAATTTTTGTAATTTTGCTCTCATTCTTGTCAATTCGATTTGAATCGCTTCTGCCTGACCAAAATTCTTACATCGTAAAAGCATATCCTCAAATATTCGAATTTTAGTCTGTAAGTGCTTTTCCTCTTTTGACATTATGAATCTCCTTTCGTTTTATCTTTCACAAAAGGAGTTGTAATTCCTGCGAATTCCTCCATCGAATCATCGTCATTTCACAAGGGTAATCCTCATATCCATATGTTTCGCAAGTAATAAATCCTTCCAGAACGCCACGAATTACCTCGGCTTCGTACTGTTTGTATGGAAAAATATAATCCGGCAATTCCCTATGTATCTGTCCGCAAACAGGGCAACGAAACCGTTCCACCTTTACCCATGATGTTTTTCTTCCTTTTGTTCGCACAATTCTCGACACGTTATCATACCGTTTCACCCTTGCCCCGCAGTTCCGACAGGTTAATTTTTCATCACTAACCATATACCCATCCCTTTAAAAAGTTTAGTGTAGGAGTTGACAATTCCTACACCATCATATATGATTACTGATGATAAATCAACCTTGCCACACGGAAAATCTCGTTTTACAAAGGTATTGAGGAGGTATGAAGCATGTTGATAAAATGCCCTGAATGTGACTTGCAGGTAAGCGACAAGGCGACATTCTGCCCCCATTGTGGTTATCCCATGCAGCCAGATGTCAGACCTAGGAAGCCTCGAAGTAAAAATAACAAACGGAGACGGCTCCCTAATGGGTTTGGACAGATCAGTGAAATTAAGAACCGGAATCTAAGAAACCCTTTTCGGGCCATGGTTACAGTTGGAAAAACGCCAGAGGGAAAGCCGATCTGCAAGCCACTAAAGCCGGAATCTTATTTTCCAACCTATAACGATGCGTATGCAGCCTTGGTAGAGTACAATAAGAATCCATATGATTTGGAACCCGCTATCACAGCAAAAGAACTGTATGAAAAGTGGATCGAAGAATATTTCAAGACTTTGAAGAATGATTCCAGTGCAAGAGCCGTAGACTCTGCATGGGCGTATTGTTCGTCTGTCTATGATATGCGAGTTATGGATATCCGAGCTCGCCATGTGAAAGGCTGTATGGATGAGGGCGTCGCCATCGTAAAGGGAAAAGAGCAGAAACCGAGCGCTTCCATGAAGAACAAAATCAAGTCTCTATTCAACCTGATGCTGGATTATGCTTTGGAATATGAAATTGTCAAACAGAATTACGCTCGAACTTTTACCTTGACTGATGAAACCATCAAAGAAATTCAGACCGTCAAGAAGGAACACATTCCATTCTCCGACGATGAAATGAAGTTACTTTGGGAACATGTTGATGATAAATATTGTGTTGATGTTCTTCTGATTCAATGTTATTCTGGTTGGAGACCACAGGAATTGGGATTGATTGAACTGAGCAATGTTGATTTATCGAAATGGATCTTTACTGGTGGCATGAAAACAGAAGCCGGCGAAGACCGAACCGTACCTATCCATCCCAGAATTCAATCCCTTGTGGAACGAAAATATAGAGAAGCCGAAAAGCTAGGAAGCAAATATCTTTTTAACTATGTCGATCCAGATAGCCGACAGAAAAATATCAAGCTTACCTATAACCGCTATCAAAGAGTATTTAGCCGCATTCGTGACGAGCTTAATCTAAACCCTGAACACCGTCCGCACGATGGCAGAAAACATTTCGTCACGATGGCAAAAAAATATGGCGTGGATGAGTATGCCATCAAATATATGGTGGGACATAAGATCACGGATATTACGGAAAAGGTCTATACGGCTAGAGAATTTGATTGGTTGCGAGAAGAGATTGAAAAAATAAAATAGCTTGTAGACCGGACGAACCCCACGAGAGTGCGAAGCGGCGTAGTAGTTCGGATAGCCACCGCTGTTCACATCAGCGAAAGAAGCCGAAGAAACGACATCTCTGAGCCAGAAAAGGGTTCGGACGCTTAACAAAGTGTAGGAATATAGATATAGGAATGGTGCAGGAATAATGTACGAGTTACCTACATTTCCCTGCTTTTACCCACTCCTAACCACTTCTAAAAGTATTGATTTTACTGGATTTTTGACAAATCTCTTGTCTAGTAAGTTTCTATAAGAGAAACAAAAAACCCAGTATTTTCAATGGCTGAATAGCAAAGGTGTAGGAATGCTCAAGAAGTAAACGACATTTCTACACCTTTTTCCACTCTGATTTACATCTAACTCATGATCCGTTTATACGATAGAACTATCTTCTATGATGTCTCCGTACGAATCAAATATCACATTATTTCTTGCTTTGCGATATACAGTCCGCCCATAAAGAACATCCTCTGAAGAATCCTGTATTGCATGTCCGTTCGAGTCTTCCAGAACATCCAAGAATGTAAACTCATTCGGATAACCATCAAAGGCCGTTCCCGTTATCAACGTTCCGTCCGCTTTATGAGCAGTATAACCACGTAATAGAGATTCTTCAGTTACGGTATCCCCAGTCAGGTCTATGAGGGTTCTGCCGCTGTAAACGACTTTACTTGTAGCCATTTAAGCCTCCCTCCTACCCGATAGTTACCGTAGTACCTCCAGCGGGATTTTCACTCTCATTGTATGGGATTGCTTCAACCGTAACCTGAGACAAATAATTGTATCCGTCATCAGAATCCGGAAGGATTGTTTGCGATTCCGTCGAAGGTGTTACTGTCTTTGCCTGGGGTTTGGCATCTTCTGTACCAGACATGGCGCCTTCTACACCCAGCAAGGTAATACCTTCCCGAATGTTGTCTGGAATAAGTTTCTCTTTTTCTGATGCCGCAATACCAACTTTACCAGAACCGTCATGGTGTCCCTGCGGAATGGTGTACTCTTCATCCTTAGCAGAAATCGTTCCAGTCACCGCTCCGTTATTCTTCATGGTTCCCGTCAGTTTCTGACCTCGTACGTACGCGGTCTTTCCCTGAAGGATTTCAGCAACAGCAGCCGTCGCATCGGAAGAATCTACATCGTATTCACAAGTACCTGTGATTGACTCCCCCCCCCCTTGTCATGGGCGGTAAAGCCGGAAAGAATCTTATCAGCAGTTACGGTATCGCCGGTCAAATCGATCAATGTCTCTCCACCGTAGATTACTTTGTTAATAGCCATATTCTCTCATCCTCTCTTTTTGAGACATAAAAAAAGAACGGTTGCCCGCTCCAGTTACTCGTCTTTATTTGCCTGTTTAATAATTTGATTCACATAGGTACTGAGGCCCGCCATTAAAATTCCCTGAACGATTGCCGTAAATATAGCCATTGCAATCTCCTGACCGTTCCCCAGTGGACACGTTGCCAGAACCCAAATCCCACAAAGGACGATGCCAGAAGCACCGAGAATCAGCGGAATATACTTGTCCTTAATTGTCTGCGTCTGTTTCAGACCCATACCACAGAAGTACAGGACAATCGCCACGACGATCAGTTCCGGCTGCACATAATTCATAATCTGTTCCATCATGATTTTTCCTCCTACTAATTTTCTTCAACATATGTCGATTTGTGGATGGGAAGTTTATTGACTTCCAGCATGATTTTCTGTGCCGAACCATTCCCACCCATTTTTTCATAAGGTTTATAAAGGTAATCATTGAGGTTTTCATACTCGTCTTGAGTGATCCATCCTCGTTCGATATAACACATTCCAAGATACACAATCCGGTCATGCGCTAATCCGATGAGCATTTGAGTTTTTACATCTTTCTTTTCGCCTCGTTTCTGGATATACGCCCAAAACCCAGAAGAAGCTATGACGGCGCAAACAATTGTTGCTACCATTTGAAACCATGGCTCCATTTTAGCATCCTCCAATATTTATTTGATTTTGTCGGTTACAACGATCTTTTTGTTGACAATCGTAATCGATTTTTCAAACAAATCTTCATAGAGACCTATTAAGTTTTTCCTTTGCTCCCTGGATAAAAGCTTATAGAAGCCTCCCATCCAGCCTCGAAACATGTTCTCTACATTTTCATACGAAATCTCCTCATTCTTCACCTTGACAGCGAGCTTCTTGAGCTTTCTTCGCATCGTAGTAACCCGCTTTGAATTGATTCGTTTGATTATCTTTCCGGAATCCGTTAAGCTATATTTGATTTGCAGAAATTTATAAGTGCTGGAAATCTTCACAATACGAGTTTTCTTCTTATTGATATGGATTCCATACCCTTCTGCAATCCGATGAATATTATCGAGCAAATCCAACAATTCCTCTTTACTCGGATTCATGATGTACCAGTCATCCATGTATCTTCCATAGAACTTCTGACTCCGTACATACTTGACGTAATTGTCAATCCGGTACGGATAATAAATCCCAATTACCTGAGATAGCTGGTCGCCAATGTTTACCGACTTCTCCATCCACTTTTCGCCTGTCAGTGTGGATTCCGGAATTTTCCTATACTCTAGCTTGTTGAAAGTATCGGACATACATCTGGCGTATTCTTCATCCGTCATATAAGAAACATCGATTTTGAATCCATCAAAAATCTGTGTCAACAGCCAGTCAATAAATTCATCGTCATTAAACAGCTTTAAGAGTTCCCGTTTAGCAATCTCATGAATAATATTGTCGTAAAACTTGGAAAAGTCACCGAACAATATCCACCCTTCATTTCCATACAACCGATAGTATTTACGGAGATGAACTTCGAACCTGTCCCGTTGGTGGGAGATACCTCTTCCTTTAATCGAGGCGCAATTGTCGTAGATAATATGCTTCTTCACTTCTGGAAGCAAAACTTCATCGCATAAGACATGCCGAATAATGCGATCCCGAATTTGAATACTTGTAATAGGTCTTACTCGGCCTCTCTCAAACAGCGTGAATTCCTGCGTAGGTCCATTTTGAAGGGTCCGATTCATCAGGTCATCTTGAATGGAGAAGATGTACCGAAGAAAATTCATCATGAATTTCTGGGTAGTCTCCTTCCATTTGCTGGTTTTGACAGAAACCTTGTAAGCCCTATACAAGTTGTTGGCGTCACAGATAATCTCCTCATAGTCCATAAATCATTCACCGTGATAGCAATACTTACCGTAGTAAATTGCGTCCGGCTTTGCTATTTATCCATTCGGAAAGGATAATGTCTCCTTCTCTGTTGGTTAGGCAGAGAATCCGGACGAACTCCATTAGAGTTCGAAGCGTTGTTGTAGTTCGTATTGCCATTGTTGTTCACATTAGCGAAATTAGCCGAAGAAACGACGCATAATTAGACATTACCCTCTTAACTGTGACTTGATTCGGTTATCTCGTTGACGCCACTTCTTTATCAATCCGATTTCTCGGTCGATAGCTTTAACATAGCGACTGTAGAGATTAACGTCCACTTCGAATATCTCAACGATTCGTTGCAACTCTTTCAAAAGTTGCTCGCAGTTTACTATGGCTGTATTCTGATAATCTCTTCTTTTCTCATATTCATGCAGCGTAGTCGGATAGATAGAATTTGCTGCCCGCACATTGCTCGTCAACATGGAAGCCAACTGGTCAATGCGATTTTTGTAATTCAGCATCAAATATCTATACCGTGAAAAATCTTCTGTCGCATCCTTTCCGTGAGCATATCTTACTCGAACAAGCTGATCCAAATCTTTCACTCCGAAACTACGCTGCATAAGGTCGATTAACATATCATGTAATTCAATAGAATATGTAATCGCTTCAAATTTGGATTCGGTCCGGTCACTCACAAGGACGCTCATTCTTCAGTGTACTCCGTCCAATTGCTGCTCGGGGTACCGGGTTCCCATACATTTGCGTCAATGTCGGAAATCCATTTCTTCCCGTTGTGAGTCACCTTTGCTCCTTTGGAATAGGAATCATGTGCACCTGTTGGCTGTACCCATTCGGGCCATTCAATGGCTGGATCATCTGTTCTAACCCACAAGGAAACGGCATCTTCCGGAGCCCAGGCTGACTGTGAAATATGATCCTGTAAACACTTGTAAAGCGTGTCGCCATACCGAACACGATCGTCTTTCTTATAACTTACAGAATCCGCAGACCATTCGGGGAAGATAGAAACCACGGTAAGAGCTTCCTCGTCGGACAGAGTTTTTACAGCCATCATGGCTGCCGCAGACATAAATGCCTTCTGTGTGATTTCCTGATCAGAAACATCCCGGAGAGCAAACCAGTATTCGGAATCACCCATCTTAGTGATATGAATGAGGTCCATATTTTTATGGATTTCATCCTGCTCGCCATCATTGATAATAACTTTGGAAAGGTTCCCGCTAAATACAGACTTTTCGATTTCGGTAGACGAAATGAAGTTGTTGCCATTCAGCTTCAACTGGTCGATGACATGTCCGTTTCCGAGGGTGATTTTATAAACTTTATTATCCATTTTGATTCTCACCTTTCTTTAGAGTTTTTCTCTTTATAACACAAATTGTTGTCACCTGCGTACGGTTTTTCACGGGGGCACAAGGCCCCTGGATTCAGACTAACCAATAGCGAAGACCGGACGAACCCCATGAGAGTTCGAAGCGCGGTCGTAGCTCGCATTGCCATTGTTGAACACATAAGCGAAATGAGCCGAAGAAACGACATCTCTGAGCCAGAATGTTGCACGATTGGAAATCAGCTTCGGAACTACTGTGAACAGAGCAAGCTGTGTCTTTCCGATAGTGTAATTCGTCGGGATTACCGTCCCGTTGTTCATCGCCGCATATACATGGCATCCATACATCATAATCTCATTCGGGAGATCAAGCGTAGAATCGAACCAAGCTCCTGCTGAAGCGTGTCCGTCGGTAACGGCATTTGTTAGGTATTCGCGGTGAGTAAGAATCAAATCACCGAAGGCGCTTGCTGCCAATGTTTTTGCCTGATCCAAATTCTCCGTGTACATCAGAGAGCCAGTATAGCCGCCAGTTGTAATATTGGTCTCATTCATCTGAGCATTATAAAGCGGCTTATCCGGCATGATAACCAGATGCGGAGTGGTAAATGCTGTGTCACCACAGTTATACCAGTAATCGAAATCTACGATTCTCCATGTATAGCTGCCGATTGTCCAGTAATCGCCCAGGAAGAAGCCTTTGAAAGTTCCATTCTTGATGTTGGCTTTCTGCTCTTCTGTAACAACGGCACCCAGATTTTTCCCCCTGTAAATCATCCGGCGCTGTTCTTTCGGAATGAAAGCATCCAGCATAGCAAAAAGCGCGTCATCCGCACCAATAGCCTTGTTTCCTTCAGCCGTTCCAATCAGCAGTTTGTCATCCGCTGTCAGCGCGTTAATCTGCGTAAGTTCCGACAGATTGACACCGGAAATAAAATCCTGAGAGCTGATAAGCCCAATCAATGACTTAATGAAATCCGCCACCAGAATTGTTTTGGTCCCATTGTTACCGTCAATTAAGACCATATTGCTCGAATCCAGTGTCTGGACCTTTTCATAATCGGTAATTTTCATCTCGATATATCCTCCTTTTACTTAATACAAAAAATAACGCGGCCGTCGATAGGCTGACCGTTGCTATCCAGAATCAAGGAGCTGGAATATGCACGCGCCACAATCGGGTCCACGTTACTGTCAATGATAGTTCCTTCTGATGAATCGAGAAGATTGTCGTAATTCTCGTATCCATTGTCATAAAGCTTGTTGTACACGGTAAATTCCGTCCGAATTCCATCTACAATTTCTTCCAGAATCTTCGTCCTTTCCTGCAACTCCAATATCTGGTTTGCCAGGTTCGCTTCCACATCTTCCGAAAGAGTATCCTTCAACTGCTGGAACCACTCATCAAACAATGCCTGAGCGTTTTCTCTCCACGCAGCCATTTCAGATGTATTGTTGTTCGTGTACTCATTAAACCAAGACGCCCATAACTGTTTCCAATAGGCGTTTGTCTCCTGCATATCCGCCGTCTGAGCAGCATACCAATCATCCCACTGCTTTTCCCATTCCAGATAAGATTGCTGGATTTCTTCCGTCTGGGCGTTGAACCATTTTGACCACTGCTCTTTCCAGAAGGCATTTGTGGCTTCCATATCGGATGTCTCTTTTTCATAGAAGGCATCCCACTGGTCTTTCCACTGCACAACCAGAGCGTCAATAGACATCATCTCCAATGGAGCCGTTACGAACGGACACTCCGATGTACCAACCGCATTTGTAATGTCTGCCTGGCGAATGGAAGTAACCCCGGAATTCACCCGAATATACGCTAATGGATACTGCCAACGGTCATTTGTACTAATCATCGTTGGTTTCACCGGATTGGTAGCCGGCGTACCCTTAATGATTTTGATTGCATTTGCGCGGACCGATTCTCTGGAATCCACTTCCAAAACAACCGCATCAATTCGATTCAGAATCACTTCCGACTGTGGTACGGTTAATGGAAGTAAAGCGTCATTTAGTGTCCAGGTATGATTGAACCACGCCCGTCCGATTCCGACATTCACCATCATGCCAGTAGATGCATTCACCATCATAGCAGTCCCGACATGCTGCAAAATGCCGTCACGAATGATCCCGTCAAAAATACTGGACATTTGAATGGCGTCGTATCGCCGGTCTTTGTTTTTTGAGTTATAGAACCCATAAGTGACACTCATTTTTCTTCACCCCTTTCCTGCTATTCTACGGTAACGAATGTCGGATATGAATCGAGTCCTTCTTTGCTCTGGGAACGAATGAATTCTGTGACACGGGCTTTTCCTTCAATGCCATATTCATTCACAATCTGTACCATATCTCCCAGGAAGAAGTCCTCCCCATATCGATACATCCTCGTTGTTTCAACCTTACCCTCGAAGGATTTGGTTGCGATGTTCTCAGCCAGATTTTCCAAACCTCTTTGAGAAAGCTGTGCGTTATACTCGGCGTCTGTCAACGTTTCATTATCCACGGTCGAAGAAACATCCCTGGCATCCGTGTAAAGCTCTCTTCGATTTAAACCTGTTCCGGCACCAGACGCACAAGCTACGGTTGTAGTCCTCCGATCGGCCCCCTCCCCCTCTCCGGCAACCAAAGTAACTGTTTTCAAAGTCTTCTTTGATTCCAGATAGTTAGTATTGATTACATTCTCAAATTTTGGAGAAAAGATGACGTATGGATTCGTGAATTGATCGTAAGAACGGTCTGCGCCGGCATAAAGTTTAAAAACAAATTTGTTGTCATCGGATAATCTAATTCGGAAACCGACATTTTTGGAATCGCACAGCTTTTTGATAGCTTCATACAAATTGTCTCCGGTAAACTGAGCATCTACCGTCAGTTCAGTAATCGCTGGATCTGTTGATACTTCAAATATCAGCCCTTCTACCTTTCTGGAAGTATCAGAAGGATTGATGATATTCTCATCCAGCAGCTTTTTAATTCCATTTTGAAAGTTTCCGCTGAGAATTGTTTGCTTCCAAATAATACGGCGCTCCAGAATAGATTCCAACGACCTTCCAGTTACCGTGAAGTGGTTTCCGTTTTCAGCATCAGATTCAATCTTTCTATCCTCGACAATCATAGTCTGGTCAGATTCTTTCAGCCAGAGATAATAGTCGTCTTTCAGGATTTCAAGAACAGAATCGTTGATACTTGTATATACCTCGAAATCTCCATAGGCGGAATACCGCTCCGTCCATATCAGAGACTCAAAGGTATCAAGCACAGAAAGCATTTTCAGAGAAGTGTCCAGAACAATCAATTCCATAACTATACCCCCTCAAACGCTGTTCTGTTTTCAATCTTAAACTGCACATTGGTTGTTCCTTCTTCTACCACATAAGCGAAAATATTATCACCTTTAGAAAGCTGAAACCAGTCAGAATCTTTATCAAGGCAGTTTAAAATATTGGTGTAGATACCGTTTCGGAGAAGCGTAATTGATTTATCCCCTTTAATGGTGGAGATGATGATTTCATCGCCGGCAACCATTCCGGAACCCGTTAGCTGCTCCAATTTATCAGTATCAATACGCATTACCTCTCTCGTTCCGGTATTGTAAATCGTAATATTTTTCACGTTTCCGATCGCATGGATGGTAATTACAACCCCAATCTCAGCATCGCCAGAATAATAAACTGTCTGCTCGGTTTCGTTCTTGATCTCGCCGAATTCAATCAGAGATTCAGTCAAAGATTCATTGGAAAAAGCAAACTCAAACAGAGGTTCTACCCCATAGAAAATCGTTGTGTTGGTTCCATCCGGACCAGCAGAATAAAAATAAGGATCGGGACACACGATGGAAATCTGCGTTGTCTCGTCACTGCTGAAAATATCCGGCTCATTCGATTCCACATAGCCATAGGTCTCACAAATACGATTATCCGTCTCAATGAGAAGTGTTACTCTCTTCTTTATCGGAAAATATTTGTAGGAGTCATGTCTAGTGTCTTCGATCTGCGGATTAAACATCAATTTCAAAGACATGACAATATTTCTGGAATTTACTCTTGCTGAATTATATAGTGAACCGTCATTTGTAGAGATTTCTGTCGTGTTAATATCTGCTTTGCTCGGCCCCAATCCACTGATAGATTGAACAGCGAACCCGGATTCCTCCGGGAACGCTAATTCAAATCTCTTTGATTCGCCCAAATAATTAGTTACAGTTACCGCTCTAATCATGTGTTACCCACCAGCCCTTTCATCGCCGAAAATTGATTCTTTGTCTGCCGATAAATATCAATTCTCGACAGAGCCGTAGGCGAATAATTGTTTTGCGTGAATTGATAGGTATTTCCAGTAGGAGAACTTTCTCCATTTTGAACTTCCATCTCGGAAACCCGGTCATTCATTCCAGTGCTGACGGACAATGCCTGATTTCTGCTAAACAGAGTATTCAGCCTTCCAGTCCCTGCTTCCACAGCAGACAGATCAAGAACCGGTCGAATAGTAGGCTGGACATCCATATCCGCGTCCACATAATCTGCAATTCTGGAAATGATGTCATTCAGTCCGTCAATAGAGGATCTGGCAATTTCCTGTCCAGCTTTTCCAGCCTTGGAGACATTGTCAATCAACGCATTTATGAAGCCGACTCCCGCAAAGTTACCGATTCCATAGAAGCGTTTAGAAGGGGAATGCTCATCCAATTCATCTTCTGCCGCTTCTGCGGCTGGTGCTGCTGCCATGGCTCTCGCTTTTGCTTCTGCTTTCCAAGTATTTTCACTGATACCATCACAGAAACCGTCAACCAGATATGAACCAGCAGATTTGAACTGGCTATAATAATCTTTGATAGCAGTTATGGAACCACTCAACGTGGTTGTAAATGCGGTTCGGAGTTCACTATCCTTGCTTCTCACACCAGCAATAAACTTAACCATGCACTCTCTACCCGTCGAAGTAAATTCTGCATACTTATTTTTAATTACAGTGAGACAAGCACTGATAATGGTTGTGAATGCCATCCGCGCACTGCTGTCCTGTGATCTGACACCAGCAATCAGCTTCACCATGGTCTGGGTTCCGGTCGATGTAAATTCCCCATACTTATTTCGTATTGCAGTCAAACAACCGCTAACGATATTGGTAAAGGTTGTTCTGGAAGGACTATCCTGAGATCGTACTCCGGCTATAAACTTAACCATAAGTGTGGAACCACTGGTCTGGAACTCGCCCTGTTTTCCATTGATAGCTGTCAATACAGCCTGAACCAGCGTGGTGAACGTTGTTGTCAGTTCGGATTTCTTTGCATTTGCTCCATTGATGAAGGATGACAACATACTCGAAGCCGCAGCCGTTACTTTCGATTCTGCATTATTGAACGCATTGATAAATCCGGTCACACCAGTTTCACCAAGTGTTGTCAATGCGGAACTGAAAGAAGTCATACCGCTTGTATCCAGACCAACCATCCCATTTGCCATACTTACAAGCCGATTTGTCTGGGTAATTACTCCGGACAGCAATGTCGTATCAATACCGCTGATGCTGTTGTAATAATTGCTGAAATGAGCTCCGAACGAAGCCATATCGCTGCCGAAGCTGGCAAGTGTCATATCATCAGAGAACCATCCACCTTCTTTGGGAAGACTTTTCTGAAGCTCAACAATGGATGTCGCAGCATTGGTCGTGGTAGTAACGATATTCGCATCCACATCCTTCATATAGTCGGAGTATTGTGCGAAGCTCTTACCAAAGGAAACCAGGCTCGTACCAAAGGCTGCAATATCGTTGTCTCCGGTAAACCAGCTTACCAATCCACCCGTATTCGGTAATGTATTTGCCAATTCAACCACTGCTTTGCCAGCCGTTGCAGAATTCGTAACAGCCTCCACATCAATGCCTGCAATTGCGTCAGAATAGGATTTCATCGCTTTACCGAACGGCACCAGCTTTTCCCCGAACGTATCCATGTCGTTCTCTCCAGTAAAGAAGCCGACGACACCTCCACTGTTTGGAACCGTATTTGCCAATTCGATCAAAGCTTTTCCCGCTGTAGCAGATTCCACGATCACATTCGCATCCAGACCCTTTACAGCCTGAGAGAATAGCATCATTGCTTTACCAAACGGCACAAGCTGCTCGCCAAAAGCGTCCATATCATTTTCACCAGCAAAGAATCCTACCACGCCTCCGGAATTCGGAATTGTGGTCGCCATTTCAGCCATGGCCTTTCCTGCGGTAGCAGCATTTGTAACGGTATCTGCATCCAGTCCTCTTACGGCATTTGCAAACCCCATCATCGCTTCGCCAAATGGAATAAGCTGGGCGCCGAAAGCACTCATATCATTTTCGCCTGTAAAGAATCCGATAACCCCTCCAGAATTAGGAAGAGTTGCCGCCATCTCCGCAAGCGTCCTTCCGGCGGTGGCCGCATTTGCTACTAATTCCCCATCCATACCAGCAATGGCGATGGAAAAATCACGCATAGCTTCACCGAAGGGAACAAGTTGGGTAGCAAAGTCGCTCAGAGAAGATCCGCCAGTAAGCCAGGAAGTCAATCCGTTCAGAATATCAGCAGCGGTTAGAATAAGGATCGTTTCCGCCAACGCTTTCACACCATCCAGCATGGAAGGGTTAAGCTGTGTGGCTCCTTCGATAAATGGCTGCACATTCGTCATAAATGCAGAAAGGTCTGCGCCAATTTGAGGGAACTGACTGGAGACTCCAGACATGAAACCGCCAACAATGCCACCGACAAATTTGCCAATCGCAGTACCGATTCCCTGAAGAAGATTTCCGCCCTCGCCGATAAGCCATTCCAACCCAGGAATCTGAGCCAGAGCTCCAACAGCCGCCAGAACCAATGCCAATTCCGCGATGACTGCACCCATTCCAAGAACGCCAAGCATAGCTCCAGGCACCAAGGAGGCAACAGCACTGAGAGCAAGCATAATCGCTGAAAGCAAACCAATTCCGGCGATTCCTTTGATGAGTACATTCACATCAATGCCACTCAAGGCGTCGATTACCCCGTCAAAGAAAGCCATCAGTAACTCTACTCCGGCCTTAATCAATTCCGGCAGTTTCGTCGTGATAGCCTGAATAATACCAATCAGAATATCAAATAGCTGCTCCACGATAGTCGGCGTATGTTCGACCAGAGCCGAAAGGACACTGTCAATCAAGACAAATAGCCCATCCACGACCGCTGGCACAGCCGTAACTAGAGCCTCGACTGCGGCGAGCACCAATACTGTAAATGCCTCGGCAATAGCTGGTCCACCATTTGCGATTACTCCTGCTAGAGAAAGGATTCCTTCTCCGATTGATTCGAACAGGAGCGGAATCAGACTAAGAATACTGGATACTGCCACCACGAGAGACGCTGCTCCTGCTGCTCCAGATACTGCCAAAGCAGAAAGTCCAGTAGAAAATGCAAGAATACCTGCACCTGCGGCCAGACATCCCACTCCCAATACAGCAATGGCGGCCGAAAGTCCTAAAATAGCTGGGGTCAATGGTCCTAATGCAACTCCTGCAACGCCGAGAACAGTGAAAGAACCAGCCAGTGCCACCAATCCTTTAGCAATGCTCTCCCAGGACATATTTCCCAACGACTTTAGAACTGGGGTAAATATCGCTAACGCAGCGGACACCGTAAGAACTGCTGCCGCACCCGGAAGTGCAGTCTTCATCGCATTAAGCGCCACAACAAGAATGGTCATGGAACCTGCAAGGGTTACTAATCCTCTGGCAATTTCATCCCAGGACATTCCGCCCATATTTCGAACTGCTTCGCCAATAATGAGTAATGCCGCACCGACCTCTACCATTCCAGTCGCTTTCGATATCATTCCATTCGGAAGAAGATTCATTGCAACTGTCACAGCCGCCAGAGAACCAGCCATTGTGGTAAGACCTCGTCCAATCTCTCCCCAAGACAAGTTTCCCATCTTTTCTACTGCTTCCCCAAACACAAGCATGGCGGCGCCAAGAATTGTCATTGCCGTAGCGGTGGAAACTACATGTTTCGCATTAGCTGTCACTTTGGTAAATACTGCCAGTTCAGTAAGAACCACTGCAACCGCAGATAATCCCTTCAAAAGACTGGAAATATCCAAAGCACCAAATGCGCCAACTGCATCTGCCAGAATATTGATGGATGCTGCAAGAAGAACTAACCCTGTTCCTTTCAGAACTCCCATTCCATCCAAATCCGTAGCCTTCAGGAACAATGCCAGTTCTGTGCAAAGAACTCCAACTCCGATTAGACCTTTAGCCAAAGAGCCTACATCCAAAGCTCCCAAATCTTCAACTGCTCCCACAAGCACTCGAATCGCTGCTGCAAATACTACCAAACCAGCAGAACCTTTTATCAGCCCTTTCGATGTTTTGGAAAGTGCTGTTGCAGGCGCTACCAGAATAGCAGATAACCCGGCAACACCGACCAATCCTTTCAGAAGCTCATTCCAATCCAAACCAGATAATTTCTGAACTGCCCCTGCAAGAATAAGAACAGCGGTAGACATCCCAATCATCGCAATAGTCAACTGTCCCATTCCCTTGATTGCCGCTCCGTTCATTATCTTTTCAAAGATAGCCATAGAGCCAAGCAGTTCAACGAACAGAACACTCAAAGCTCCCAAGGATGCATTTAGCTTCTCGGAATCAACCAGAGACAATGCTACAATCGCTGCGGTCAGAATTGCCATAGCGCCGGCAATTTTCAGAAGAGTCCCAGCCTTTAGACTCGACTGCCATGCTTCGAGGCTTCCCTTAACCCCATCCAAAATATCTTTGAACGAACCAAGAATTCCGCCGCCGTTTTCTGTGATTTCCGATAGAGAATCAATGAACTTTTTCACTCCAATTAGAATTGCAGAAAACAATCCAGTATTGATCAAGTCTAAAATCGGGTCAAAACTTGCAGTATCAAATGCTGTGAGAATTGCTTCCCCAAGGTTTCCAAACGCATTTGCGACAATAGAACCGAGCTTTGATAAAACTGGAGCCGCCTTCTCGACAATCCCAATAATACCCTCAAACGCCTTCTTTACCAGTTCGCCCAATTTTACAAACGGTTCAAATCGGGTCTGTACCTTATCCGCAAAATTATCGAGACCGCTGGTATCAACATTCGCAAACTCGCTGAAAGCATCGGCGACTGTTTTTACAAAGGTCTTTACTCCATCTGCAATTGGTTTCAGAAAATCTCCGATTCCCTCGATAGCTTTGTTAAAGGCATCGGAAGATTTAATGGCTTCATCAATACCAACAATGAAATCTCCAATGCTGGCTGTAAAACCAAGAATCCCATCTCCGGCCGGAGCCACATAACCAATCAGGTCGGCAAATCCGCCAACCAGTGCTTTGACACCCTGAAGCCCGATATCAAATAAAGCAAATACCCCTTTGAATGTTCTCTTCAGGTTATTCGCCGTTTCTTCACCTATTTTGAATTTTTCTGTGAGTTCCTGCAATCCGACGGTAAGATTGTAAAGTTGCTCTCCTGTCATCGGTGGAAAGACTTCCTTAAACGCCTCTCGGATAGGCTTTATTACTCCTGCCAAACCTTCAAAAGCATTTCTTACCGATTCGATCAAGGCGGTTCGACCACCAAGGTCTTTCCAATCCTGCAACATCTTGTTTCTTGCTTCGGCAGAAGCATTTACCATGTTGCCAAGAGCATTGCTGACCTCGGTTAAAAGCTCTTTTGCTTCTTCGAAATCGCCAATAATAATCTCCCAGCTTTGAGTCCATCCGGATTGAACCGATTCTTTCAGAGTATCCCATAACTGCGTGAATGTCTTTACCTTAGTAGCCGCATCCAATGCCGTTTGAGCCAGTTCCGTAATTTCTTTAGCCTGTTCTTCGGTATATCCCTGAGCAATAAGGTCTGCCTCCGAATAAGCTCCAGACAACTGCGTCAGAGTTTCGGTCAACACTTCGGTCGTCAACCATCCGCCTTCGGTCAAAGACGCTCGGAATGAACCGTACTTCTCAATCATGGCGTCCATATTCACGCCAAAATGTTCAGCCGTTCTCTTTAAAGCATCCTGAAATAGCTGACCGCCCATTCCCGCATTTACAACAGAGTTCCAGTCTTGCAAACTAACCTTGCCTGCTGCAATCGCCTGCGAAAGCTGATACATAGCGGTACTAGCCTGATAAGCATTAGAACCTGAAGCAGCCGCTAAGTTTGCAATACCTTTGATCGAGGTTACTGATTTATCCAGATCAACGCCAGCCGCCGTGAAAGTACCAATATTACGGGTCATTTCCGTAAAATTGTAAATCGTCTGGTCGGCATATTTGTTCAACTCATCAAGAGCCGCATTTACCTGGTCGATCGTTGTCCCTTTACTCTGTGTATTGGCAAGAATGGTCTGAACCGCATTGATCTGTGTCTCGTACTCTTGAAATCCCGTTTTAATCGGGTCGATCGTCAGTGCAGAAACAATATTTTTACCAGCATTTAACGCTGAATTTGTGATGTTTGCCAGAGCCGTAACCGCCATGACTTCCAACGCTGAGAACCGCATCTTTACCGTCTCAACTGCATTGGAAAGCGGAGTCATGTTGCAGTTTTTGGCTGCGGCATTCACATCTTCCAATCCTTTGGAGGCACCTTTGAGATTTAAGCTTTTTTCGAGCTTTTCAATTGTCGATATACTGGTCTGAACATTCTGCTCAAACTGCTTGTTATCGAATCGCATTTCAACGACTCTTTCGTCAATTGTCGTACTCATAGCTTAGTAACCTCCTTCCATGCGTTATTTGCAATTTTGTCAAAAATAGGCTGGATAGCAGGATTGATATAATCTCGCCCCTGTACCCAGCCGCCATTTCGAGTCCCATGTCCGTACTGCAAAATAACAGCAATTGGAACTCCATTTTGAACATTTGAATTATGGAATGAAATCGTAACTGAACCTTTTCGATTCTCGATTTCGTAATACCAGGAATTCGCCGTTTCCCCAGAATCTACCGGTGTTGCAGACGCAAGGGCGGCTACTCCCTCTTTACCAAACTTATCCAGGTCTCCAATATGAACCGCTTCTTTTGCTCTTTCCAGAAAGCGGGTCAACTTGGAGAAGTCACCCTTTTGTCTGAAACTTATCATGGCATGTCCTCTTTAAATCCGAGTTGCATAATCCAGGGAAATCCATCCGACACCGGATTTCAGCTTACCCCATCCAGCATCGGAACCGGCACCGCTCTTAACTTCGACAATGGTATATACGCCTTTCGGACAAAAACCATTGTTTCCGTAATTCGTTCCGGGACCTTTGCGGATATACAAATCAGGAATATCCACCTGAACCAGAAAATTACTTGAAGGTTTCTCTGCTGATTCACTGGAAGCCGCACCTTTATAGGTACAATAAGCCTCATGAACACTGATCCATCCCGCACCGGATTTCAACCTGCCCCAATAACCGTTCTGAATTTCGGTAATTGTATAAGTACCCCTATCAGTAATCATCCCATTGGTCCCGTAATTAGTCCCAGGGCCTTTTCGAATGTTCAGATCGCCTACATCAACCTTATACAGACCTGTTTTGTAAGTTTTTGGGGCACTGTCGGTCGCACTTCCGCCAAGCTGAGCTGTTACCCGATTTGCAAGGTCTCCCAGCCTGGAATAGAGCCAATCCCCAGGACAGGCTTTATTAGCGAACCACCGATGAACCGTGAGGACCATCTCATTCGACTTCGGACTGTAATTCAGAGATTTATCCTTGTCACCAAACCAGATGAGTTTTGACTTACCGTTTCTCCGGCAGATATCAACACATAAAGCCACCAGCTTTTCATATACCGCACTCGTCATGGCATACGGATGAGTCTTATCGCTGGTGCATTCAATTGTCACAGCCCGCTGGTCATTTGCGTTACTGGAAGAACACCAGCTTCTGTTTGCTTCGTCTACACACAGAACAACTCGTCCATCAGTCCCGATTCCATAATTACAAGACGCTTCTCTACTGGGACTGGTAAAGCAGCCGCCAATAGATTCTGCCGAAAGCTGTCCAACTACACAATGCGGAGTGATTCGGTCAATCGAATGTGTCCTAGCTCCGCTGTGGTTTGGACTTTTTACCGTACAATTTACCAAGCTGCTATTACTCATAGTAATCACCCTTTCGTGTTCCATTTCTTTCTTCGAGCCGCGTTCAATGCCGCATTCCGCTTCATAATTTCCCTGCGGCTATGCTTCTTCGGCGGCCTGCTTTTCACATCGCATACTCTTATCAGAGTGAACAATTTATTGAGATGCCACTTCTGGCATTCAAACGGAATGTTCAAAGCTATCATCCAGTAATAAATGAGTTCCGCCGTAATCTGCTCTCTGCTACCCTGTGTTTTTTTCTCTTCGAAAAACCGGGTGGCAGTCATAGGAAGTGCGATATACTTATTTACCTCATTGATATTGCTGTTTGTCAGATAATTATAAACTTCCGGATTTACATTCTGCGTAAGAGTCATGCATTTTACATAATCTATAGTTTCTTCCAAAGTTTTTTCCTGCTTTGTCAGAAACGGCTTATTCCATCTCGATTCCCATTTTGAAAGAGAAACAAGAGAATGCTCCAATTGCAAGGTCTGAGCCTTTGTGTAAACAAACTCTTGCTTCACCTCATCCCAGAATTCTGTGGATGGTATTGTGATTCGGAGCATCTCTTACATCTCCTTTAACTCTGAGCGTTTGCTGCGATTGCAGGAGTCATTGCAGAATTACCAACATTCATCACTGCGTTCACAAAGTCTGCTGCTGCCTTGTCATTTGTAACCAGTTCCTCGAAGAGAACCTCGTAAGCAGGGGATTCCATAAAGGATCTGGAAATCTCTTCGGACTTCATAAAGCGACGGCCATCCTCACTCTTGACACCGTAAGCCTTCTTAATAAGGTCCTCAAAGAACTCCATAATCTGGCCGCCATCGGCACCGGCGCCAATGCTTTTGAGCTGCACGTCATAGCCGCCCTTAACACTTGTCTGCATCTTTACAATTTCCGGCTTTGACAGGTGAAAATAGAAATCCTCTTTTCTTTCAACGCCATTCAGATCGATATAGGGAATAGTTTTCTTAAGCATAATTTTTTCTCCTTTCAAATAAAAAGAAGCCCCGCACATTGAATACGAGGCTTCCTATACATTTACATTATTCTGTTTCCAAGGTAAGTCCAGAAAGACCATAAGTCTTAGTGAC